CCTAAGTCAATCGAAAGATTAGAAGAGATAAGCACCGAACGAGCTATGCAACGTAGGTTTGAAGAAGATTCAGATGACGAGCGAATTCAAATATCGACACAACAAATAGACCTACATGATTTTGACGAATTAGGCTCTATTCCAATAAATCACAACGATAGTGTAATTTTGGATGGTGTAGAGGAACTCTACTAATTTAGGCACATTCGTCCAATTTAACATAAAAAAATGACAAAAATAATATATCATTGATGGAAAAAGCACTTATACTATCAGTATTTATAACGATAATGTTTTTTGTTCTCAAACTGATTGATATGAAATATATGAGCAAGGAATGGAAACCGATGAAGACCGTTATCCGCGATTCCCTATTAGTACTAGTAGGCAGTACATTATCAGTATTGATATATTTCCTGACAAACGGTAGAATGAATGATTTTTTCAATATATTGACTGAAAATAAGACATTGAAACCATCCGCAACTGAAATATTCACAGGTGAGCCTGGATTTTAGCGAGGAATGAAAAAAATTGAATAACTAATTATACCCATTACAATTATATACAAAACAAGCATATAATTGTGGTAGACATGAATATAAAGAATAATATGACGTCATTTGCACAGCAGTTCAAAACAAGCGGCATTTCAGTGTTAGAAAAAATGAACGAACGCCAAATGGAAAATGTATTAAAACAAGCGAACGAAGCATATTATAATGGTGAGTCAATGATTACAGATAACGAATATGATATTATTAAAGAATATTTCGAGATAAGATTTCCAACAAATTTATTATTAAAAACAATAGGTGCACCAATCCATAAAAACAAAGTACAATTACCATATTTTATGCCGTCGATGGATAAAATAAAACCTGATACAAGTGCGTTGGATTCATGGATGACTAAGTATCATGAACCGTATTTAGTATCTTGTAAATTAGATGGTGTAAGTGGATTATATGTATGTAAAGATGGTAAATGCCACCTATACACGCGAGGTGATGGTACAATTGGGCAAGATGTCTCCCATTTATTATCAGTATTGGAATTACCAACTGAAAACAACATAGTAGTTCGCGGAGAGTTTATACTATCCAAACATGTATTCGAAACAAAATATAAACAACGATTTGCAAACGCGAGAAATCTAGTTTCTGGAATAGTTAATAGTAAAACAATCGACGGAAAGACAGAGGATCTAGAGTTTGTTGCGTATGAATTAATCGAACCGGTAGTAAGACCAAGCGACCAGTTACGTACATTAAGTGACATAGGTGAGTTACATACAAAGGGTTTTACAGTAGTACATCATGCTATGTTTTCAGAATTAAATAATGATATATTATCACAATTACTAGTAGATTGGAGGAAAAATTATAAATATGAAATAGACGGAATTATAGTAACTAGTAATATGGTATATCCGCGATTTAATAAAAACCCAGAACATTCATTTGCGTTTAAGATGGTATTATCGGACCAGGTAGCCGAAGCAAAAGTATTGGAGGTAATATGGACGCCTAGCAAGAATGGATATTTAAAACCGAGAGTAAGAATAGAACCAGTGAATATAGGAGGTGTAAAAATAGAATTTGCCACTGGGTTTAATGCCAAGTTTATAGAAACAAATAAAATAGGAGTAGGAGCAATCGTAGAATTAATTCGAAGTGGGGACGTTATACCACATATTAAATCAGTAACCGTACAAGCAGAAAGTGCTAATATGCCGAATTTACCATACTATTGGACGGATACTCATATAGATATAATTTTAGATAATGTAGACGATAATACGATAGTTCAAGAAAAAAACATAACCGCATTCTTTGTAGCAATACAAGTAGACGGTTTATCAACCGGTAATATAAAAAGGTTAATGAAGGCGGGATTTAATACAATACAAAAAATAATAGATATGACAAAAGAGGAAATGTTGTCAGTAGAAGGATTTCAAATAAAAACAGTAAATAAATTATATGACGGTATACGAGAGAAACTGGAGAATGCATCGTTACTAGATATAATGGTAGCATCAAACAAACTAGGAAGAGGCATCGGAAGGCGTAAATTAGCCCCAATAATGGAAAAATATCCAAAATTGTTGACAAATAATTATTCAAACAATGAAATGAAAGAGTTATTACAAACGATAGATGGGATAGGTATGGAAAACGCAACAAGTATAGTAGATAATATAGGCAACTTTATGATGTTCTTGAAAGAGACAGGACTTGTTTATAAATTACACGATAACCAACTAAATACAAATATACAAGTAACTGATACAAATCATATATTACACGGCAAAAATATAGTAATGACAAAAGTACGGGATGCGGGTATTATATCGGCACTAGAAAAATATGGGGGTAAGTTAGAGGATAATATAAAAAAAAATACATTTGTATTGATTACCAAAAGTCATGACGACGTATCATCAAAAACAAAAAAGGCACAAGAACTAGGAATACCCATATTAACCCCTTCAGAATTTATTGAGAAATATTTATAATTACCGGTCTATACTATTTTGATATGGTACCACATGAGATATATGTATTACGTTAGAAAACCTAACCCTTTTTCTATTCTGGTTACTATTGGGCGATAGATTTTTACATATATTATAGACATTCGGCATGATTGCTTTGATACAAAACATTTTTTTATACTAAGTACTTCTATAAAAAAATGAGAAATATGATGTATATCTAGATATATACAGGGAGTGAATTAATATCTATCAAGTTTTCAGTTTGTTCATTCACAATTAAGAATTGTTTGAAAAATGGATATTCAAGTTGTTTTTGAGGAGTATGTTGATGCACTGTTCTCGCAATCATTTTATACAATTTAAAGTCTGGATATCGTTCGTCTCCGTTTGCTTTATATATAACATTTTTGTGTGCGTCATCTAAACACCATCGATAGATGGTTTTCTGTAATTCATCGTAATCAAATGAGTCTAGATGTTCTGGAATAATAAAATCATATATGGAGCACCCTAGTCTACATAAATCGAAACTCATATTTGGTTCTAATCTGGGTTTTTTATTATTCAAGAAAGGTTCACAATTATATTGTGTATCGGCATCACCTCCCGGTCCGAAACTATCCGAACAGTATGTTACTCCATTAAACCGATATATGCTACGTCCGAAATCAATAATTTTATAAATTTTACCATAAGTAGGCACCTTATATATTAAATTTTCATATTTGTAGTATAAAAATGAAACATCGGTGTTAATATACATAATATTATTAGTGTGTAGGTCATTGTGCGTGAATCCATACATTTTTTGATATATGATAAGAGTCATAACAACTTGAAATAAAGCACTAGCTGCGGTATCGACATTAATATCTTTCTTTGTAAATAATTCATCTAATGTTCCATCACATTTTTCAAGACAAATCATTTGAACTGGGAAATTTTTAATATACGCGTATTGGTCTTCTTCTTCTTCTTGAATATCACTAGCATCTGAATTATCATCTTCATCCGTTTCCCAATCATTCTCGTCTTCATCGTTATTTTCCTCATTGTCACTATTATTAGAATCGGTCGTATATGCTACCGAACTATTATCATCACTCATAGAATCATCAATAGAAACAGTATCATTGGGTCGTTCTGTATTTTGTATGTCAAGAGTATTATCGTAAATCATACAATCTTCTATATTTTCAATAGTAATATTGTTAATATCATTAATAATTGGACTAATAGAAATAACACTAATATTATGATTTGATTTAGAAATACAAAGTTTAGAACGTCTCTTTCTTGAATCATTTGAAATATATTTTGTCATATTAACATTTTCCAATGTATATAACTTACCAACATTAGCATTGAAGAAGTCAGAAGAAGTTAAATAATCGATATCATCAGTAACATTATATTTAAAATCAGATTGAATACCTATAAATGAATCATAAAAATCTAAACAGTTAATAACCTTATGGTTATGAAGGGTCATACTACTAATATAACAGAAAAATGCGTCAACATAAGAACAATTATGAATACTATTCATTTTGGGGAGAACTTCATATGTATTTTCCAACGAAATTCCTGCGGGATAAGGTAAATTGCGGAGGATGTCATTATGTTTTTCATATTTACCTACCATATAATGCAGAGGGTCAAGTAGAGGTGAATATTTAATAAACACATTTTGGTTGATTCGTTCGTTCATATTGTTAATAACAGTTTGCGTGTTAATAAAGTGATATGTCTGATTTAGTTGAATATTATTGTAATTCTTAATAGAAAGCTTAAATAATTCATTATAAATGGGGTTATATTTTTGCAACTTATTTATTTTAAATGGATTGTATTGAAACATATCTTCATTGGTAGGTTGTATGTAATCTTTTTCTAAAGTGGGTAGGTCTATTAACTGTGTTTTATAGTATCCAATATTGAACCGTTCCTGAACTATTGATAAATATTTATTCATAATAAGATTTAATATATAATTGTTTAATACATTTTTATTCAATAATACAAACACACATAAACGTGTAATAATCTCGTTTAATAAGGGTTATTATAATGTGATAATATTATATTATTACGAATGACTTTAGAATTAAAAAAATTTAATATGCGTGAAATTACATTTAAAGCAACAGAGAATAAAGGACCTGTAATTGTAATGATAGGAAGACGCGACACAGGTAAGTCATTTTTAGTCAGAGATTTATTATTTTATCATCAAGACATTCCAGTAGGAACCGTGATGTCAGGAACAGAAGCAGGTAATGGATTTTATTCAGCGCACGTTCCAAAGTTATTCATTCATGAAGAATATAATACAGTATTAATTGAGAATATATTAAGGCGTCAAAAGACAGTATTAAAACAGGTAAATAAAGAAATAGAACAACACAAGAAGACGACAATCGACCCCCGTGCGTTTGTAATATTAGATGATTGTTTATACGATCAATCATGGACGCGTGATAAAATGATGAGGTTACTCTTTATGAACGGGAGACATTGGAAGGTGATGCTAGTCATCACAATGCAATATCCGCTCGGCATTCCGCCCACACTGAGAACCAACATAGATTATGTTTTTATTCTTCGAGAAAATTACATCGCAAATAGAAAAAGAATATATGAGAATTATGCTGGTATGTTTCCAACATTTGAAATTTT